ACTGTGGTGGTGTTATTGAAGTTGTTCGCCACTGCTGTGTTGTTCGCCACTGCTGTGTTATTGAACTGTTCCTTCTTGACTGGGGTCCTTCCAATCTTTACGGGTTCATGAACTTTCATGAACCTCAGACGCTTACCGATAGAATCGATCATTTGACTCTTCGTCATCTGATCAAATTGCCTGAGACCAACCTTCCGTGCGACCCTCTTGATATCAGCACGTTTGGATGATGAATCAAAAAGTGTCTCATAGTCTGCAGTATTCAGTGGTGACTTTTTATCAATAAGATAGGTCTTATTGGAGCTCATGATCAAAGGTGGGAGAGGTAATTTCCCTGCTTTGATGTCGTCATAGACTTGACATGTCTGTTTTTTTGTCAGTTTAATATCCTGTCCTGTGTTCATCTTGATGAGTTTTTTCAGGACGTCTAGATCTGCGTCTGGATCGCAAACCTCTATCATATATGGTAAACTGATAAAAAAAGTGTTATGTCGAATATCCAATAGTATATAATTTCAACTTTTCTTCATAATCCATGTTGAAATCAAATATATTTGCACTTTTCACGTTAATTTCTATAATTTCTATAGGTGTGGTATAGGTTTCCCTATTTGTAAGAGCGGAACGAACAAGTGTGTCCACAAATTGCTTGGGTGTGTCTATAGTTTCCTGATACATCTTATCCATAATAATCTTAATACATGTAACCTCGTGTGGTTTTTTATCGAGAAATGGTGTGAGTGGAAAGTCCTCTTTTGTACCACCATCAATATATGTTTTACCATCATGGGTTCCACATGCAAATATAAATGGTACAGCCATACTCATACACACTGCATCTATCACTTTCATATCTGGGTGTGTATCTTGTGAAAAATAGACAGTCTCTGATGAGTTTAAACAGAACGCAGCTATATATATTTTCATATCTAGGTCTCTAAAGCTAGGATCGGAACCACAAATTTCTACCAACTTTTTACGAATAGGACCCATATCAACAAAACCAAATTTGTTAAAAAAGGAACCTATACGTATTTTAACAAAATTGGGGATATTCAATGATAAAGATACGTCCAGGATTTCATCTACGGACATACCCACTGCCAAAAATAGCGCCAAAATTGCACCCGCCGAAGATCCAGAAATTTCATTCACATCTGCGAGTTGCGTCTCACGTACCTTTAAAGCACCAATAAGTGAAAATAATCCCATTGATGCCGGACCAAGGATGAGATACTTCATCTTCTTACTTAATAGAACTGAGGAAATTGGCGACGCAAAACCGCGAACACAACCGCGAACACGACCGCGTGTGTCACGACAGCTGGGAGGCTGGTTTGACCCGAACGGAAGACACCACCCGACCCGGGGGGGAGAGTGAGAAGGAGACCGGGACTGAGAGCCAAGAAGAGCACAGTTGTCACGATGAGATCGGTCTTGGTGAGCACGAGACCCATAGCTTTGGCGATGAGACTGTACACGAGGAAGAACACGAGCGCGTGGAAGAACACAGCAGGCTGAGCGGTCTTGCGGTTCATGAACTTTACGTTCTTGCCCGCGGTGGTCACGAGAACACCGGGGCTGAGCGCGAGAAAAAGAGCGGCAGGGATGGCGACTTTTTGAGCGGTGATATCGGGAAACATTTAATATATGTGTATATATTTTTTCATGAAACATGCAAAGTGATAGAATGTGGCACCTCGCATCATTTCCTCGTGAAGACTATTGTTATTTACGATTCGCCTGACATTCTTCCATATATGGGATAGGTATTCATCATACCATTCTGCATATTCATCCCGTTCGTCATAAGGGTTATGCTCCACATAACAAAATTCGACAAAGTCACAGAATTCTCCAGAGTGTTCAATTTGGGCATCATATAGGAGTGTCCTCACAGTATTCCACATCGCATGCAATTCATCTGAGTATTCGACTTCCCAGTCTTCGATACTCAGAGGAGTGTTATCATTAAATTCATCATCATCACTTACATCGGCTTCAAAGCCGGTGTTCGCTTCATATACATATTGGCTCCAAACCATGGTTAGTTACTTATCTTCTTGATCGGGCTTCTCCTTTATACCACTTAGGGATAGTGAAGTCGATTCTTTCGTTTTAAGTCCATCTTTAATGGCATTTAGGGCACCCTCAACCTTAGTTTCATCTCCACCAAAAAATGTCATGAGACCCTCCTTGATGGCATTCTTGTTCATACTTGACTTCCTGACGGATTTACGGATACTAATTTTACCTTTCCTGAGGTTAATGGTATCAATACCTTGGGAAACCATATGCTTTTTAACGTTTTCCTTGAGACGCTTTTCCTCTTGAGTGAGGACCTTGATGTCAGACCTCGCCTCTGTTAATTGTTTCGTGAGCTCTACCAGTTTAGATACATTCTCGGAGAGATCAGGTGCAACGGTTGTCATATTAATTACATACTACTTGGATCAAATCTTTAAGCGCAGAGACTACGCTGCATGAGGTCGGGGACGATGGTGGAATTGTTCCACACGAAGGGCGCCTTGGGGTTGGGGGGGTCCTTGCGAATCTGCTGGTTCGCGTTACGGAGGGCACCACCGACAGTCTCGGGGAAACCAATCTGCTTGCGGGGTTCGAGGAAGTTCTGTCCCGCCAGGATGTCTTCTGGGGCAAACTGACCGAAGTCCTCAGCCGACGCAACTTCACGGGGGAGGAGAGACGACGCGAGACCGGTACCCTTGTTCATACCACCACACACAGCGTCGGTTGGGGCAGCCGCGGGCCCAGCGGATGGACCCGCAGATGGACCCATACCGAACGCCGAGTACTGACGCTCGACGATGGTGTATCCGGACTTGTTGTTCATGGAAAAGAGGAGGAAGATCAAAGCAGCGACGGCGACCAACATGAGGAGGTTCTGTTTACGACCCTTCATTATCTTTTATATATGTATAACAATTTTTTTATTGGTCATCCTCGTCGACAAAGGCATATTCTTCTGGGTAAGTATCGATTATGGGGTCATCGTGGACCTTGACCTGGACAATATTCCATGTGGAACCGAAAGCCTTTTTGGCAAACCAAAGCCCGGCAAATTCGAGGATGACATCACATGTTTTGCTGGGCTGGAGACCCTCAAAATCAATGAGTTCCTGTTGTGCATTGAATACCTTGGTAACATCAAGGTGATCACCAGTCACCTGACCATCCTTTAGGCTGGGGGTGTAGGCCCCCTTGATGACACCTTCTGAGAGTTGCTTACCAAACCAAGCCTCACAATTTTCATGAGCCGCCTCGAGATTGCGGGTATCGAGATCCTCAATCTTCTTTGCGTTAGCATCAGTCATGATATCCACGACGACTTCTCCTGACACATCGGCAATCTTAACCTTGTTGAGCTGGACGAAGCACTTACGCTTCTCATCGTTGAGAGCCTTCACGAAGTAGAGACCATCTTCACCTTTGGCTGGGGAGTTGTAGATCATTTTATATGTCTAACGCGTTTCATTTCTTTAACCCAACAAATGGTATCTCTGCAGCTTTGTTAATTAATGTCTTGGGTACCCATTGATTTCTCCTGGGATTATACCCGTAGAGTGTCTTGGAGATGTTGATATTCTTGGGGAGGGGCTTGGCATTTTCTGTGCGTAATGGAAATTCGTTTTTCACATAGGCTGAGTTATTGACAGTCTTCCATTTGAGATTCTTCAGGTTAAAGCGTTGATTTCCTGAAGATTTCGTGTATCCCTCTACGTTAGTATTTTTCACTACGGGTTTGAGACCATATACGATCTGTTTGGACAGTTTATCACTGGAGGGTTGGGTCGTAAAGTTTTTGTACTTGTAGGGGTCAATTTTCGCAGCTTTGCTGATAGAAATAGTTGTGGGTTTATTGGCTATCTTCGTCTTTGTGATGATCTTGGGTGCTATTCTCTTGAAGACGTCATCTATAGAATTAGAAGCCTTTATACGTTTATCAAACAGTTGTGACAGTTTAACAAGTCTCTGACGATCCTTTTCTTTCTTTTCTGGGCGAAGACGTAATTTATCCATCAAATAGATATCCTCGATGAGAAATTCTTTACTCGCGACAAAGAGTCGTTTATCGTTGATCAATTTACCTGTAATTACATCACGATATGTAACACCTCTTTTTTTCGTGAGTGCCACTTCATACCCAAACTCTTTAGGGCGCATGAAAGGAATGTCGAGAATACCACCCATATTGAAATCCTCAATCTTCCCACCTTTTGGGGAGAAAAGACGAATATTCATGTCAAGTGCAAAAAGTTCTACATCGATGAAGATATCACCTTTGCTTGACTTGTTGTTATTGGAAGTCTTCTTTTTCTTGATCAATGTGTATCTGCGTGTAACGTATGGACCTGTCTGTTTGAAACCAATTCCCAAAAACTTGAATAGTTTGGAATGTGTCTTTTGCATCAGTATGATTCGCTTCTTGACACGCAAATTGAGACGCTTAGCCAATTCTCCCATTTTATTCCATAACATGAGTTTTACTGCTTGAAGTTTTCCATAATATTTATCATTCATTGGAATCCTAGGTACAAACTTTGCATCGATATCACTCGTGATGATTCGATCTTTGAATTCTACATACAAGTTAAATGCCTCCCCACCACTCACGATGAGATCACCAGAGGAATTCAAGAACTGTGTGAGTTCACCAATTGTGTCCAATATGATATCACGAATGGAATCAGTCACGAACACGTACATAATCTTTTCAAAATCTTTGTCAGTGTGGGTACTTTTGACCCGAGCGCGGAACTTACCAAAATCCCTCGGTAAGTTTCGATCGTAGTACTTTTTCAATTTAGCATCCTTGAAAAATAAATTTTCATTCATAAATTTTTCAATCGCAACCTTTGAATAAATTTGGTCATCCATTATTATATCGTGATATAATAAAATGGTATGCAACGTCATCGAGGAATGTAGATGCTATTCGTACACAGGTGAAAAGGAACAGTTCTGTGGTGTGAGGAAAGGACCATATGTTCTACCATGCCCAACCGATTGCTGTGCGGGTGGTTGCCCTGACGATGGATCCAGACAACCATTTAGGTTCATAGATAAACCTGATTTTGTCGCGTTGAATAACAGGAGATTTGTCTTTTTAATATGGCTATTTGTTACCATCATGAGTATATACTACTTCAGGAACTTAAAGATTACACCGGTAAGAAAGATATAATGTCTCTTGAAACCATTGAAACCGAACTTGCTGCCCTCCGTACCGATGTTAAGAACTTGACGAAGATCATTCGCAAGATCAAGAACACCCAGGAAGACCCCGATGGTGAGAAGGCTAAGGCTCGCGCTGCCAACAACGGCTTCAACCGCAAGCAAGATGTGACGCCTAAGTTGCGCGCGTTTCTCGAACTTCCAGCTGAAGAACTCATCTCCCGCTCGGAAGTGACCAAGTTCATTAACAAGTACATCACTGAGAAGGGTCTCAAGCACCCCGACAACGGTCGCCAAATCGTACTCGACGATACACTTCGCGACCTACTCGCACCCCCCGCCGACGTTGTGGTTACCTACCTTAACCTGCAGAAGTACCTGTCTCCCCACTACATCAAGAAGGAGGCTTAAAAAATAAACACATTCTATAATAAAACATGGTGACTTTCCTTACAAAAGAAAGCGCTGAACAACTTGTTGGTACAAAGATCAAAAACCTTGATTTGTACCAAAGAGCTTTTACACATAAATCTGCTCTCAAGGAGTATGAACAATTTACAGAGTCCTTCGAAACACTCGAATTTATTGGTGACTCGGTCCTCGGGTTTGTCATCACTAAGTTTTTGTTTGATCGCTATGAAAGTCGTCAAGAAGGTTTCCTCACGAAGGCGCGTACCAAGCTCGTTCGTGGTGAAACATTAGCTGGTATTGCCAAATGTTTAAGTTTGGAAAATTTGGTCATAATGGATGAAAAGGGTATGCGGAACAATTGGAATAACAATCCTAAGATCTTAGAGGATGTCTTTGAGGCCCTGATTGGTGCTCTATACATGGATTTGGGTCTTCTTCACGCGAAGGAGTTTATCCTTCGTATCTATCAAGATCCCAAATATGTGGATCTTAACTCTATCATGATTGATGATAACTTCAAGGACAAATTAATGCGCCACTGCCAAATTCAGAATTGGGAATTACCAGATTACCGTGTCGCTGCACACCACGAAGGTCTCTTCTATATTGATATCTACATCAATGACGGTTTTGTTGCCAGGGGTGTAGCGAAAAGTAAGAAACAAGCTGAACAAAACGCTGCACAAACGTATTTTCAGGTGAAAGAAGAACTTAAAAACTACAACTTTAATTAATGTAAGAAGATGCATCCCAACGTCAAAGCTCTACTTGAAATTGAATTCGCTGCACAGAAGAGTGAAGAATGGTTAGCTTTAAGAGGGAACATGCTTACAGCGAGTGACGCGGCAACAGCTATAGGTGTGAATAAATATGAAACACCCGCGGAACTTTTACTAAAAAAATGTGGATTGGGAAAAAAATTTGAGGGTAACGCAGCTACGCGACACGGTGAGAAGTATGAGGATGAGGCACGCATTCTATATGAAGAGAGGCACGGGGAGGTTGTACATGAACTTGGCCTTTGTCCCCATCCGGTCCATAAATGGCTCGGTGGGAGTCCCGATGGCGTCTCCGAATCTGGGAAATTGGTGGAGATTAAATGCCCCCCGATGCGACAGATTGTACCTGGTGAAGTCCCCATTCATTATATGCCTCAGCTTCAGTTGTGTATGGAGATTTTAGACTTAGAAGAAGCAGATTTTATTCAATATAAACCAGCCGAGACCAAT